CTGCTCGGCCTCCATCGGGAACGACACCACGCGCCACTGTTCACCGCCCTCCTCGGCCCGCTTCAGCAGTTGCCCGGCCAGGTCCTTCTCGTGCCAGCGGGTCAGGATGATGATGATCCCGTTCAAGCGGGGATCGGCGCGTGTGAAGAACGTGGTGTCGTACCAGTCCATGACGGCTTCCTGGTACGCCGCCGAGGATGCCGTTTTGTAGTCCTTGGCCGGATCATCGATGATGCCGATGTTCATGCCCTGGCCGGTGATGCCACCGTTGACGCCGGCCGCCCGGTAGGAGCCGCCAGCGAGCGTGCCGTCCTCGCGCACCACCTCCCACAGCTCCGCAGTCCGGATCGCGCCCCTAGCGACCGTCTTCACGTTCGACGTGTTCAGGTTCGTCCCGGGGAACACCCGGCGATAGGCCGGCGAATCAACGATCCGCTGCGTGTCCCGCGACATGCGGTTGGCCAGATCGGACGAGTACGAGCACGAGATGATGTGCCAGTCCGGATGCTTGCCCAGGGCGAAGGCCGGGAAGCGCCGCGAGGCCAGCTCACTCTTCCCCGACCGCGGCGGCGCGAAGATCATCAGCCGCGGCATCCGGCCGGCTTCCAGGTCCGCTAGGAACTGATCCAGCTCCAGGCACAGCAGCTCGTTGAACCAGCCGGTCTCGTAGTCCGGCTTGGTGAACAGCGTGAACGGCAGCAGCCCCGTGCGCGCCTCTGCTGCCTTCCGCTCGATCGCCGCTTCGAGGATCGCCCTATTGCGAGCCATCGATGCGCTTGCTCGCGAGCTGGCCAGGCTGTCGGCCAAAGCCCAAGCGCGCGAGCTCTTGCCGCAGCTCCTCGTCGGTCATGTCCTTGTGCTGGATCGGGCCGCCGTTGGGGCCAGAGTGCTCGTGCTCTTGCCGGTCGCTCCAGCCCATGTTCTTCAGGGCGAAGATCGCACCGGTCGGGCTGACGTTGGCAAGGCGCTTTTCGTACTCGCATTCAACGATCAGCTTCGCGCGTTTTACCGAGTCAATAAACTCCGGCCGCTTGCCGTAATCGTCCAGGCTCTGCCGGCTGCTCAACCCCAGGTGCAGGATCAGGCCAGTCAGGGTGACCGGCTCCTTATCCGCCAAGCACTGCGCCCGGTATTCATCCACGAGCCGGTCCATCTCGGCCGAGTTCTTGATGATGAGCGGCCGGCCGACCTTCTTCTCGTCTTCCTTTGCCTTCCGCTTCGTCTTCTTTGGCGCGCTCATGTCGCACCTCCACACACAAACAACATCCCCCACAGCGGCACGCACGATGGCGCCGCGCTGCCGAGGATCAGCCAGATCACCGCCGCTCCAGCGCCCGCATCTGTGCAGCGTGCAGCTCGGCCTTGCGCCGGTCGTCCCGCAGCTTTACCCAGATGCTCACGCCGGCAGTGATCAGGGCGCAGAGAATGCCGATGACCACACCCACCCATTGGGCCGTCACGAGCCCATACACGCCGACACCAGCGGACGCGGTGTAGCTCGCGACGTCTGGCAGAGAGACACGCTCAATCATTCGTCCATCCATTCTCTGAGCCCCGCCTTGTCTCCGTTACAGCTGCGCAGAGCCGACCGCAGATCAATCGCATAGCGCGCCAGTGCGCCGGTGGTGTCGCCTAGCATGGTCGGCTCCGGGCAGTCTTGGATCAGGTGAGCGGGCGGATGGACCCGCTCAGTGACAGTTGTCGTTGCGCACGCACTCAAGAGCAGCGACAGGGATAGGAGCATCGGACCACGCCTTAACATCGGGTTGTGCCCTCTCCAGTTCTGCGAGCCTCTTGTGTGCGGCAATCCTGCTGGCTTCCGCCTGCCGTGCGGCCTGCTGCGCAACCAACGCAGCGCGCTCGGCATCCTCGGCCGCGGCCTTGTATTGGTCTGCGCGTGCAGCGGCAACGGCCCTCTCCGCCTCGGCCCTGCCCCGCTCCTTGATGGCGTGCTGCGCCACCCAGCCGGTGGCGAGGTTGGTCAGCACCAGCGCGGCCAGCACGATGAGCAGCGGTTTACTCGGCATCGCCCATGCACATCCGGTATTCGGCTTCACGCCGGTTGACTAGCCCAGGGAGCACACGTCCCTGGAAGTAGACCCATCGTTTGATCTCGGCGCAGGCCCCGGCGTAGTCGCCAGACTTGAGCTTGCGAACCAGCGTCGAGCCGCAGAACGCACCCGTGCCGATGTTGTAGGCCAGACTGACGTAGGCGTCCCACTCGTGCTGGTAGAGGGCAACGTCGCCGAGACACGCGCGCATCTCGCGCTGCTGCGCATCCACATGCTCTCCCAGCCGGATCAGCGCCCGCACTGGGTCCGTCCGATCCCCGAGCCGCACGCCCTGCGTCTGCCCAAAGCCGATGGTCGGTACGTCGCCGGGCGCCGGGATGTATGCCTCGCCGCGGTATCCCTCGTGCACAGCGATGCCGATCAGCAGCGCGGCAGATGCCGCAATGCCGGACACTGTGCGACGTAGAGTCACGGAATCACCTATAGGCGGCAGCTATTCAACCTGACGGAACGATAGATACAAACATCTTGCTATAGGTCGAATATAGACCTATCATGCAGTCATAGGGTAACGGATAGGCCGGAACCCTCCCTAAGCACACCGCTGAGGACAACGACATGACCCACTACACCGCCACCGCCACCCCCACCAAGCTCAAGAACGGCAGCTGGGGCGCCCGCGTCGCCTCTACCTACGTCCGCGCCGGCGACATCGTGCGCATCACCACCCGCGGCGGCAAAAGCTGGGATGCCGAGATCACAAAGGTGGTATGGAGCGGCAACGGCGTCAGCATCTGCGCCACCAGGAGCATCGGCGGCGGCAGCGCCGGGCGCCGCGCGCCGCGCAACTCCACCACCCCGACCGGCTGCCGCTGCGGCAGCGTCGTCGAGTACAGCAAGCCGACCGACTGCTGGCACTGCCGACACGACGCCTAAGAGTCTCCAGCTAGGGCGCCTCGCGGGGCGCCCACTGGTGGGGATTCCACCGCACGTCAAAACCCAGAGAGGAGAAGCGCAATGGCCCACAAAATCAAAACCGCCCACTACACCAATTTCGGCGCCAAGATGCCGCCCCGCTGCGCTGATGCCCACGGCTATCTGCGCTACCGCGAGGGCTTCCAGCGGAACATCCCGGAGGAGGAATGGACCGACGCCGAGTGCTATATCGCCGATGCCGAGTGGGCGATTGCCCGCTGGAATGAACAGCGCAGCTAACCACCCACAGCCGGAGCGCATAGCCCGGCTCCGATAGCAGGGCCGCCCGAAGGCGCCCACCAGGAGATCGGACGGCTGTAACGAACGAGGGCCGGCGTGTGCCGGCCCTCCAAGAGGCCCAGGCCGGAGCCTGGGAAAATACGGAAGCGTGCGGGGCATTCGCCCGCTCGCTTGCTTGCCTCAATGAGGCCGCGGTGAACGCGGATAGCGGTCATCCTACTACCGGAGATACCAATGGACAAATCCCGCCCCATGTTCCAGGTCCGCCCCCAGACCCTAGGCGAGCGCCTTACCTGGCGCTACCCCGGCCGGCAGCCGGCGATCCGCCGGGCGCTGATCGAGGCGACGGGGCTTGCCGAGATCCCGCAGTCCATCACGCTCGGCTACTACCGCCGGCTCGATCAGCCGGCCGGCGCCTGGTGCTTCATGCCGCGTACAGATCCGCTGGTCTGCGCGGCGCTGGAGATCGACATGGTGCGGGCGCGGATCTGTGAGGATCTGGCAATCCGCATCAGCGAGGAGCTCGCACGATGAGCCTGGTCGGCACCTACCTCGCCCAAGCCGAGCGCCGCGGCGACACCATCAGCGAGGCGCTGGCCGAGCTCAACACCGACCTGCGCGCCAGCTACTCGCTCTCCCGGCTCGGCGAGTGGCGCAACGGCCGGCGGCCGATCCCGCCGGCGGTATCTGCTGCAGCGGGTAATCGAGGAGGCAATCCGGGACCACCACGGCACGCCGCCGCGGTGCTCAGTCTCGACAATCGGCAGCTGGAGTATGTGCGGTTCGATCAGCCGGTCGATCCCGACATGCCGGTGCGGCTGAGCCATGGCTAACTACCCGCACCTGATCGCCGCGTTCGAGGACGTCGCCACCACCGGCGGCGCGCCGCTGGCCGACGAGCTGCGCCGGCTCTCTGAACTCACCGGCATGGCTGTCACTCACTCGGTATTCAGCAAATGGCGGCGCGGGGAGCGCACCCCGCCGCCCGAAGCCCTGCGCTACATGGCGCAGATGGCGGTAGCGGCGGTGCTGACGGCCGAGGGCATCGACACGCTGACGATCCCTGATGATGCGCTCGACCGGATCGCCGCGGCGCTGACGCCGCCGCCGAGGCAGTAGCCATGCGCGTCAGGGACACCGGCTACCGCGACACCACCCGCAAAATCCTGCAGATGCTGGCGGTCATTGGCACCCATGCCGGGATCACTAGCACGGAACTGATGGACGAGCTGGGTGTTTCGCGGGCGACGGTGAAGCGGCTGCTGAAGCACGCCCGCGAGGAATTTCTCGTCGATATCCAGTGGCGGCCGTTCGGCACCGACGCCGGCGGCGAGTACACCATCCTCGATTGGGGTGTGCTCGACCGTAACCGCGTGTTGGCGCTGTTGCGCCCCCGCCCATAAAAAAGCCCGCCGATTTGGGGTCGGCGGGCAAGCAACTTCCGTCATCTCCTGTTGGGCGCTATGCCCGCCAGAATTATAGATTGGGTTAGGGTGATCGCCAGAAACGACAAGCCCGGCGCTTGGCCGGGCTTGTCTAGTTCCTGGGCGCAGAACCCCAAGATGGGAAAATCATAGCGTTTTACTCATAGTTGCGCAACTGCCCGCCGCCGCTGGCGCCGCTCCTCACGCTCTTCCTCCAAAGCCGCCCGGGTCCAGCGCGGCAGGTTCTTGGCGATCGGCCCCAAGCCATCGCGGTCCCACTGGTCGATGATGTCTTCCAGGACCGCGTAGCTGTCCGACCAGCCGTTGCCCCAGTTGCGGATATCGAAGCGGACCTTCTTGGCGATGGCGGCCGGCCCGAGCTTCGGCGCATTACGCGACAGCCGCGCCCGCATGTCACTCAGGCAGACCAGGGCCATCACGGCGATTTTGCCCGGCTCCCGCACCTGGCGCCGCCGGTGATACTCCGTGATCAGCTCTTCCTGCACCCGCCAGACGTGGTTTTCTGTCACCCATCCCGCTGGCGCGTAGGCAACGTAGATCCAGGACCGGACCGGCTCCGGGAGCGCATCGACAGCCGCCAGCACCCGGCCGCAGTCAATGCCGTGCAGGATCTGCGGTGTCGTGTCCCCCTTGCTGCCTGTCTGTACTCGCACCGTCAGATCGGGCGAGCGCCAGCCGTTGGCCATGGCCATCGTGATCGCCGCACGGGCGCTGGTCGTGTTGATCATCCAAACTCCTCCATCACCCACTGCTGCCGCTTACGCTGCACAGCGACGAACCGAAACCACGGGTACTGAGCCGCAGCCACCTTGATCTTCACGCGCGCATCGTCTTCCCAAAATCCCTTCACCTCGTGCAGCTCCAGGCAGTCGACGCGCACAACCGCGAAGTCAGGCGTGTAGAACGTCTTGTCTGCGAGCCGCAGCTTGAGCGGCTCGAAGCGGTAATCCGTAATCTCGCCGGCTCGCTGCAGCAGCGCGAGGTGCGCGGCATAGGCCTGCTCGGTCTTGTTCATGCGACCGGGGCTAGCCGGCCGTGGACGGACCCTGAGACTCACCGCTTCCCCTCCCTCGCCTGCATCGGCAGCCGCATCTGCGTACCCGGCGGCGCCCACTCGGCCATGACGTACCCCTTGCGCGTCACTAGCCGGGCACGGCCGGCGCGCACGTCTTCTTCGGTGATTCGGCTGCTTGCGGGGCGGGTGATCATGCCTTCTCCCTGTACAGTTCCGGCTGTGAGAACCGCAGCAACTGCTCGCAGGCCTCTGCGTCGACCTCACTGGCGAGATACCGCTGCATGTCGGCCAAGCCACGGTTAATGCAGGCCGCTACAGTCTCCGCCGGCAGCCGAGGCGCCGTCTGAATATTCAGCGCAAGCGATGCGCGCCCGTCGAGCCGGCCGGCAAGGCTGCGCAACGCCCAGCCGAGCCGATGCCGCCATGTCCGGTTATGGTTCACGTGAAAGCTCCAGCGACTGCGAACCTGCATGGTCGTCATGCGATTGCTCCAGTCGGCAGGTAGTGCGCCAAGCCGTTACGGTTCGCCCAATTAACGATCCGCTCCGGCGGCACCTGCGTTAGCGATTCAACACCCGCAATCTCGCAGAGCCGGTGATGCGCCCAGGCTTCCAGCGCCTCCACCCGGCGCCGGTCAAACCACTCTTTGCCGCCCAGCGCGCTCTCGCCGTGCTGGTGCTGGCTGTCGGTGTGGTGGCCGTCGCAGAGCGGGATGGCGCTATAGGCCGGCTTGATGGCTGTGCCGGCGCCGTCCGCCACTCGGCGCACATGGGCCGGCACCACATCGCCGCGACAACCGCCCCGCCGGCGCGCGGCGCAGGGCTGTGTCTTGAGCCAGGCCAGGAACTGTTCGTCGGTGCCCAGCGCCTTCCACACCGCCGGCGCCCGGAAGAAGCCGCAGGCGTGCAGCGCGTGGGCATAGCTGCCATACGGCCCTTTCTTCGGCTGCCGGATCGGCTCGTCGGGCTCGTTCGCCGGTGTCTCGTCGTCGTTGACCTCGATCACCAGCAGCACGAACCGGCTGCCCTGCTTGGTGCGCGTGGCGCGATCGCGGCCCCGGTATGGCTCCAGCGCTTCCGGCTCCGGCAGGCGGAATTTCACGAATGGGCCACCACTGGCTGTCTCGCCGAAGTCAGCCAGCTGCGCCTCGATGACTTGAGCCGCGTACGGTTCCAGCTGATGCAGCAGCTCATGCACCTGAGCAGCCTGCTCGGTCATACTTCTCCCCTGTCTGCCTCCCGCTCCTGCAGCTGCGCCCGGGCGGCTTCGAGCTCGCGCTGCAGCTGCTGGTTCTCGATTCGCAGTTCCCGGCACTCCATCGCCAACTGGTCGGCCTTGGCTTCGGCCTCGCGCAACATGATGTTGTTGATCTCGTTGGTCACCGCTGGTCTCCTCTGCTTTCGCATCGACCGCGCTATCCAAGCCGCGATGGTTTCTGCAGCCGCTCAGGCTGCGGTGGCTTCCCGTCGGTCTTTGCAGGTCTTGCACGGCAGGTCGGCGCCGATCCGGCTGTTCCGCCCCTCCGCCGTGAGTACCCATGGCCGGTTGATGTACGGCGGCCGATGACGCACCGGCATTACATGGCCGCATTCGAGCAACGCCTCCCAGCGGCCGTGTTCGTCCTGGCGGAAGTCGTAGATGCGGCTCATACCGGCCACCACGTCACAGCCGAACGGTTGCCGATCGCGCAGCGGCGGATCTCGCCTTTGCGCACTTTCTGCGCCGTCTCCAGTTCCGAGAGGCGCCGGCCGGGGACGTAGCGCGACACCCCCATGCGCTGCGCCAGTTCGGCGCTGGTCAGCCCCGGCCAACGCCGCACCGCTGCCAGCACCGCCTGCTGCTGCGCGCTCCGCTGGCCGTTTGCGGTTACTCCCTCCGCGGCCAGGTGGCTCGATTCCGGATCCGTGGCCCGCGCTGCCGGTGTTGCTGTGATCAGGTTGCTTTGCATGTCGCTGCCCTCCCCTATGCCGCCGTCGCCTGCAGGAACTGCCGCAGCGCGGCTGTGAACGTCGCCGGCATCTCGATCGGCTCGCCCTGGCTCCCGCCCATGGGCCAGATCAACAGGCAGCCATCGGAGGTGAGCGCGAAACGCGGCTTGTCGTCTGCGACGGCGGCCGGCTTAGCCTTCGCTTTCACCGGGGCCTGCTTGGCCCTGACCGGCTCCACCTCGACCAGCCGCCAGGCGTCGCCCTCCGCGGCGATCAGCCCGGCCCGCTGCAGGGCGAACAGCGTGTTCGGCAGCTCCTGTTCGTGGCAGCCGAGCCGCTCGGCAAGCGCTTTCCTGGTCAGCGGCCCCTGCTCGCGCAGCGCATCGAGCACCTTCCGCTGCCGAGCGCCGGTCGGCAGATCGGCGAAGCCCTGCTCGACCGGGACCGGGGCCGGCTTCGGCGCCTTCGCCCGCATCGGCACCGTCTTGCCGGGCACCTCCGCCAGCTGCCACTTGGCACCCTTGCCGCGGGTGATCGCATGGCGGTTGTCGCTCAGCCGCGCGAGGGTGTTGCTCATGGCCTTCTGCGCCGAGGGGCTCGCCGGCACACCCAGCGCGGCCAGCAGCTCGGCGCGCGTCATCGGGCCGTGCTTGCGCAGTGCGCCCAGCACCAGCTGTTCGCGCCGCTCCGGCGCAGTGATGGCGAAGTTGTGCATGCTGCCCTCCTCAAAAGCCGCCTGCCTGGAGAGGCTGCTCGGCAGGTGCGAGTGATCCGAGCCCGGCCGGCGATAACCCTGCTTCGGCGGTGTGTAGTCGCGGTCCGGCACCACGTAGGCGGCCGGCGGGATGGGTTCGTGTTTCATGGTCTTGCTACCCCTCTTCGCTGGCGGTAGATCCGGGTCATCCGTGCCTTGATGTCGTCGGCGATCCGCTTGCCGTTCTTTTCCTCAAACAGCCGCAGCCATTCGGCCCGGTCGGCTTTGGTCTCGAAGTGCTTGAGCACCCA